CCGTCGCCAGCGCCCGGCCCATTGCATCGCCAGAGCCTTCTGATTGCGCCGAAGCATTACCGTTAGCATCAACGTGCACAGTGGTTTGTATCACTGGAGCCGAACCGGCCGCGCCTGCGTTATTGCCCAGGCCGAACATAGGTGCCCTACCGACAAGACCACCGCTGGCGTAACCCTGAGCGCCGCGCATGAGTGCGTAGAGGTTATCGACGCCCAGCGCGCTGGTGGCCTCTTTGGTGAAGACAAACTCGTCTTTATGAACGATGCCTGCAGGCTCATATTTGCCGCCGGGGCCGGTATAGCCACCAGAGTCATAGAGGCTGACGCCGGAATTTGCGGCACTAGCGTAGGCACCTGATGGCGTGCTCCCGCCGCTGCCGCTGACACTCCCGGTTACCCATCCCAACGCGGACTGCACGGCGTAGGCCACCAGCAGCCGGTTAATGACGTCAGCGATCATCTTCATCATCGACGCGGCAAAGCTCTTGAAGCTGGCCGTGCCGGTGGTGACCAGACTCGTCATCATGTCAGAGATGCCGCCCAGCGCTGATTGCGCCACGCTCTGCATGGAAGCGTAGACATTAGTTGCTGAATCGAGGTACTCAGCCCAGCCCTTTTTAAAACCAGCCCGCCAGTCGCCCCGAAGCTTATCCTCAGCATCATAATAATCCTGAGCTGCTTTAAGCTCCTTATGGTAGCCCTCATCCTCAAGGCTGCCGCCGGCATTAATCCAGCCACTGCGCAGCTGAGAGAGCGCCGTCTCGCGGCTCGCCAGCCTGTCGCTCATCGTTGCGCCTGACTCAAGCCCGACCTGCTTTTCTGCCATCTGCGTGACATACTTGCTGGCGGTGTCCATGCGCTTGTTGAGCTGCTCCTGGGCGGTGATCTGGTCGCCCAGCAGCGCTTTCTGGCGGGCCAGTTCCAGCACCTGATTCTTGCTCGCCAGCAGGGATTGCTCCTGCTTAGAGAGCTTGCGCTTTCCTGCAGCCTCTTCAAGCACAGCAAACTGCGCTTCAGTTTTCCATAAATCCTTACGCTGCTGACTGATAACGTCATTGAAGCCCTGATGCTCTTTCAGAACCCTTAGCTGCGCCTGCAGGGCCAGCAGCTCAGCCTGCGCCTTGTCTTCCGCGCTGTCACCAGCTGAAGTCGTGGTCTGCCTGTTCTTCTTCTGCCGGTCTTTCAGTATTTGCTGCGCCCGGTCAGTAACCTTGCTTTGCTGGTTCGGGCCGCTGTCTACCGTTGTGTTCCTGTCACGGCTTACATAACCCATTTCACCTTTACGTACTCGCGCATCGCGTGCAGTGTAGGATTTCTCAAGCTCAGCAATGTCTTTTTTGGTCTGGGCAATAAATGCTTTATTGTCCGAAGCCATATCACCGAACATGGACTTCATGCCGGGGATATTTTTGGTTTTTTCATAAGCAGAGTTGGCAAACTCAGCAATGAGGACATCACCCTGCTTCAGTAAAATCTGGACCTGCTCAACTGTTCCTGCAGCGACATCGATGATCAGATTAAGGGCACCGATAGTATGATCTCCCACCCACTTCCAGGCGTCAGCAGACCATTTTTTTATGCTATCCCACATCTGTTCCAGAGGCGTGCTTGCATCATCAATCTGCTGCATACGCTTTTGCATCGTATCGGCAAAAATACGCATGCCTTCGCTGACAGCCTCTTGTTTTTTACCTGAGTCCTCCAGCCCGGCAATATAATTTAATTGTGAGACCGACAGAAAATTATACTGGGAGTTCAGCTCAGCCAGCGCCTTCACCGGCGATTTCAATATTTCGGCAAATGAGGCTTCAATTTTTTCTGCCCCACTACCCATTACCTGCGTCCATTGCTGGGAGGTCTGCGCCACGAGCTGCAGCTGGGCTGTAGTGAATTTCCCCGACTGGGCCAGACGGGCCAGGGTCTCAGAAACGGAGTTAATGCTGGCGGTCGTGCTTTCACCTATTTGCTCAGCCATTTTCCATAGCTGGGCTGTAGATGTCGCAGACGCTCCACCGGTTAACACGATCGACTGATACAGTTCGCGGTTAGCCTGTTCAGCCTGCCATGCGGCTATAGCCATACCGCCAAGAATTGCCGTAAAGCCGCCCACGGCCAGCCTGGTTGGTGTCAGAAACCGCAACAGGCCGCTGGCGTGATCAGCATTCTCTGCCAGTGCATTAGCATTTTCTGAAAGAGATTCTGAAGAATCATCAGATGCGTCCTTAATCCCCAGTAACTCTTCTTTGATAACCTGAAACAGGCCGCCAATACCTCCGAATGAGTCGCTGATTTGCCCACCCTGCTGGATCAGCACCATCCATAGCGGCATGCCACCCGCGATAGAAGTGGCAATATCAGTGAACTGCGCGGGCAGCATCCTCAGGGCCTGCTGATATTGCCCGGCGCTGAGGGTGCCTTTGCTGAACACCCTTTCCTGCTCACCCAGCCTTGCAATAAACGGGGCGGCCTGCTCCGATACTCCGAGCTGTGCGGCTTTCATCTCCAGCAACTCGATCCGCGTCTTGCCCAATGCGTTCGCCTGGTCCTGAAGCGAAGAGATGAACGACTCGCGGATATTCTGGTTACGCCGGAGTTCCGCTGCCTCGGTCCTTTCTGCTGCCTCCATTTCAGCAATGGCCAGCTTAATCATTCGGGACTGACTGGCGGCAAGCTGGCGCTGGGCAGCCTCCTGCTGAACCGCGCGCTCCTGCTCGCGCAGCCGGGCAATAACCGGGGCAGCCTCCTCGGCAATCCCCATTTGTGCCGCCCGGTACTCGGCCATGTCCGCCTTGCTGGCGCGGAATGTCGCCGCCTGGTCAGTGATGGACCTGAGGAAGTTTTCCTGCGCGGCGGTGGCGCGCTGCGTCTCCTGGGCCAGTTTTAACCGCTCCTGCCCTTCGGCGGTCTCGGCCTCCATGACCTGAAAGAGCTTGTTACGGGTGGTGTCCAGTACTGCACTGAACCGGCCATAATCCTCATCGCCCAGCAGCCCTTTTCCACGAAAGCCTGCCAGCGACGCCTGCAGCGTCTCCAGCTCGTTCATGGCCCGGTTAACTGGGCTGATTTTATTCAGCAGGTTCTGCAGTTCCTGCTGCTGTTGCTTAAGGCTGTCAGAATTTTTCTTCTGATGATCGATGCCAGTACGGAAAACGCTGTTGAGATCATTCGCCTTACCGGCAGCTCCGGTCGCAGTTTGCTGGAAATCGTCCAGCGCCTTATTCCCGCGCTCCAGCTCGGCGGTATTCACCCGGAGCGAGATTGTTGCAATATCAGACATTACGCCCCCTGATGGACAATCTTCAGCGCCGCGCTTTCCATCACGCGGATATCCGTTAACGCGGTTACCTCATCCTCCACGCCGTTCAGCTTCATCAGCCAGGGCAGCACGTTGTAATCCAGCCCGGTGATGCCGCCCATGCCCGTGCGCCACTGCGTGCCCATCGACTGGAAAACAGCGAACGCGGGCCAGACGTCCGGCCATACCTCAACGGTCTGCTCTTCTTCGGTGTAGTCATCAGCGCTCAGGCCAAACGCGGCCAGGTCTTCGGTGGAGGGTTCAGGCGTATAAAACGCCGAGGCAACCGCTATCAGTTTTTTTCGCGATTACCCGTCAGTTCGCGGTAATAAGTGCTGACGATTGCTTTCATCGCACCGGGATAGTTGTCCAGCAACACATCAAGATTTTCCTGGCTGAACGCGTCCGGCAGCGCCCAGCCTTCAGTGATCTCCACCAGGAAATCGACGGCGGTTTTGCCTTCCATCGTCTCAAGCGCGGCCAGCTCCTTGATCGGCTTGTGACGGAAGGTGAAGGTAATTACCCCGTCATCGTCACCGGCACGCGGGATCTTAACGTCGGCTTTAAACGTGGGTTTGGGTTGCAGCTGAAATTTAGTGGCCATGTATTCCTCGGCAGAAAGAAAGGCCCGCTGACGGGCCTGTTAACGGGCTGGGTTACGCTGCCGCCTGCGGGGCGGCGTCTTTGTAAAACGTCATGTCACGCGACTGAATGGCAAAAGCTGGCTGCACCGTTTCGACGTTGTTTACAGAGGTTGTCGGCATAGGATCGAACGATGCCTTTGCCGACCAGTAGCGCATTTCCTTTGCTTTCGGCACGTACATGCGCAGTGGCAGCGTATCGCCGGAACGATCGGCAGCTGACAGCACGCTGTAAATCGGCAAAGTAGAATCATGCGCCATCGTAATATTCTGCGACTTGGCCGCTTTGTAGGTCGCCAGGTTGCGCTGGCGGTCATCGGCGAGGAACTGGATCTGCGTGTACTGCTGGTCGCCGCCTGACTGTGCAACCTCAGTGATTTGCGGGATCTCGGTCCACTCGGCTACTTTGCTGAGTGAGCCAGCACCCGAGCCAGCCGGGAAGAAGTTGGTATCGGTGCTGTTGATCACGCCGATCGTCACGCTGGTGGTCGTCTGTGCCGTGACGCGGGCTACCAGGCTGTCAATAAGAGCCCAGCCACTGGAAATCAGCACCACATCGCCCACAGCGAGGCCGTGGCCGGTTGCAACGGTAAAAACGGCGCCTGCAGCATTGCTGACGCTCGTCACCGCCACAGGCGTGGCAAGTTTCGAGCCGACGAATACCGTGGCGCCATTAGGTAATGCGAAGCCCATGGGGATTCTCCGTAATATGAAAGTAAGTAAACCGGCAGCGCCGGTGGGGATGATCAGGCTGAGATATCAGCCCGGTAGTTGATGCTGACAGGGATGGAGTAGGACACGCCGTCCGGTATACCGGGGAAGATGGCAGGCGGTGAAGTCACCCAGGCGGTAAAGCCGTCGCCAGTGATAGCCTGATTTTCCGTGAACAGCGCGGCGACGCGGCGGGCCAGCGCTCTGGCCTGTGATTTGCCGCCACCCGCTGGCGCGACGACGGTCACCTGATACACGCCGGGGTAGACCCGGCAACCACCAGCCAGGTCGATGCTGTAGGGCTGCGCGGGCATATCGTGGGAGATTAGATACAGCCCGTCGGCTGGCGGGTCGAACTGAATGTTATCCCATGCCACCGGCACACCCTCGCAGTCAGCCCACATACCCAGCATGGCCTCAAGCGCCGTTGTGATGTCCGGTATCATTTTTAACCTCGCTGACTGCCTCGCTGAAGAACCGCTGGAACTCGGCGGCGGTGATGCGCACCATGCCGCCGGGCGCCTGGCTGGAATGCCCCATCTCCAGACGGTATGCGTACGGGACGTTATTGCAGAAATAGACCCCCGTGGTACCGACTTTGAACTGCTCGAGCATCAGGTTGCCGGCGGCAATCGTCTCATGCCCGGTCTTGTCGATGCGCCCGGTCTCGCCCGCGGCCCGCTGGTCAAACGACACCTGCCAGTTACCGCGAAAACGCCCGCCTGTATAGCCCGGCGGTGCCTTCAGGTCCATGCTGTCGTTAACCTTGCGTCCCGGTCGCAGCCGTCCTGCCTTAGTCAGGTTGTCAGGGTTCTGCCTCAACAGGCTGTTGTGCTCAGCGACAGCAGCGTTATAGGCCGCAGCCGTCTGGTTAACCCCCCACAGCACGGGATTACCGACGGGCGACATCCGCACCAGTCGTGCCAGGATTTTGATGCCGACCACACGCACCACCTCTTCCTGCCGCTCCTTTGCCTGGCTGACGAACGCATTGATGGACACCATAAACGCCTGGTTATCTGCCATGTTATGCCCTCAGTTGCGCGCGGTAGCACAGCAGCAGTTTGCCCGGCTTAACCGGGTTGGGTTTTTCAATGCGGTACCATTTGCCGTCCACATCCACCATATCGCCGGTGCGCAGTTTGGTATCAGCGGTAAAAACAATGCGCGTGTCGCCGTTTATGATGACCGTACCGTCAATTTCGCCGGGTTTGTAATCAGTACGTACGCCGATGGCGGTAAACGTTTTATCCGGTTCGCGGTGCTCAACGCCGCCGGTAACCGTTACGGCGCCCTTGCGCTTTACCGGATACTCCGCGCCGTTCTCGGTGAGCAGGCGCGTGC